TCATGAAATGCTTTAAAAGGTATGCAGATGCCCGAGTTGATATTCGCAAAATCAAGCAAGACCTGAATGAGTAAGAAGGTCAACAAAGAATAAAAACGTTGGAGAAATAATGGCAAAATCACAAAATTGGCGAAAGACTAGAGAATATCGCCGTTGGCGAGTCTTGGTCATTCGTAGAGATAAAGTATGCGATGTGTGTGGCTCAAGAAAGCGTAGACACGCACATCATTTAAATTCTGGTGCATATCATCAAAAAGAGAGATTTTTAGTTGGGAATGGTATTACTCTGTGCAGTGAATGCCATTCTAGATACCACAATGATTTTAACCGTTCATACAGGGTTAAAACCACTTTGTATAATTACAAAAATTTTAAATCTTTAGTTAAATATCTCAAGGGGGTTTTATGAAAAAACAGGCGTTTAGAGCAATCATTTTATTATCAATGCTGGTAGCACTTAGTGGGTGCGTAACGATTGTTTGCAATTCAAAAATCGAAGAAGTTTCAGAGATTTTTACTGACGAAGCGACCAAAAACCAAGCAAAAGAAATTAATAATGACGGAGGGTTATTATGATACCTGTGGAACTAATAACACTTGCTGGCTCTAGCCTAGCAGGATTTATCTTTAAAATGACGGCAAACGCACGGGCTGATGAGCATCAACGATTCCTAGTGCAGACAAAAAAATTTAAGATGGTTGAGGACAGCATTATAAGTGCCAGAAAAAATCAAAGTAGTTTTACAAATATGACACGCCGATTCATCGTTGTGATGTTATTTGTAATGCTAGTGTTCTTACTGGTTGCTGGGGTTTTTATCCCAACTAATATGGTCATTGATGTGCCACAAGGCTCATTTTTAGGATTATTAAACTGGGGTGGTGGCACAAAGATAATCACGGTGAGCGGTTTGGTTGCGTATCCATGGCTATCGCACATGGTATCTGCCATCATTGGCTATTACTTTGGTCAAGGGTCAGCCAAAAGATTATGATTAAAATTAAAAAACTAAAAAGCAAATTTCATCATAACAATGACAAAACTAAAAGCATTGCTTTACCTGCGTACACTTATAGTCTAGATATTTTTAATGTTGACGTAACTATTATTTTCGGTATAAAGAATTTAGATAAATATAATAACTTTTTTAACTACAAAGACTGCGAAGCTTGTTGCTGTAATTACCTTCCCAAGTTTGGAGAAGTAATACTGTTTTTTAGAGACAAACCAAACTCAAATACTATTGTTCACGAATGCGTACATGCTTGTGATGATATACTAGAATACTTACATCACAAGCACCCAAACAAGTCTAATGAGTTAAACGCTAATTTAACAGCTCATCTTGTAGATGTAGTTTTAAAAGCAAAAAATAAATATAAAAAAAGGAGTAAAAAACAATGATTAGAAGAGCACCAAAAAGAATTGCTAAATCAACTGGGAAACTAGATAGGCGTCAACGGGATAATAAAAAAACTCCTGGGAATACGCCATCACTTAGACCTTGCAGATACAAAATGTCAGAAATTAGATCAAAAATGATTTGGACTAAACCCGCTAAGAATATGATGACTAAGCAAGAAGTATTAGATACTTTAGAAAAGAAATATGCTTTTATTAATGCCTGTCTGATTGAAGCTAAAAGTATATTTAAAAGAACTTTTGGTTATGAGATATAACAATGACTTACATAAAAGATTGTAAAATTTAGCGAAATGCCACACATAGGTTTTAAAGAATGAGTTTCGCAGACGAAAGAAAATCAATCGAAAACAGGTTTAAGACTGAATGGACTTCCACGCCTATTGCCTTTGATAATGTCCCCTTTAACCCACCTTCTAACTCAGACTGGGTGCGATTAAACATTCAAAATGGCGACAGTGGCTATCGCTCATTAGAGAGTTCAATAAGGCACACAGGCATTATTAACGTCCAGATTTTTACACCTGTCAATAAAGCCACAAAAACAAGCAGACAATACGCTGATATAGTCTCAGATATTTTTAGCGACCAACGGTTTGACGATATAGTGACTAATATATCAAGTATTAACATTATTGATGATGATGACGCATGGTTGCAAACTAACATCACGACCCCTTATTACCGAGATGCCGAAAAAACAATCGTTCCAGTGCCAGTATTTGAGCCGTTGTATGTTGAATTAACGGGTAAATTAACAATTAATTCCGAAAATCCCGAGATTATTATGTCAGGTGATGTTGACTTAATAAACCCGTCAAGATTAGAAATAAATGGGGTAATATCTTGCACTTTTAATTACGTTGTTGGCATTGCAGTGTATGTCGATGGTGTCGCTATAGCCGCAACCCCAAATAATTGTCATAATGATTGTTCGTTTATTCATTACGATGGTACTGCTGCTATTAAAACTTCTTGGGTTAAAAACCACCCATATCATTTAGTGACAGAAGTTTTAGGTTTTGGAGTTCACACAATAGAAATAGGCATACTCGGCAAATGGGAAGGCACTCCACACACTATATATGTGGGGAACATTGCGAACGAGGACTTATCGAGTAGAAGCGTATTAGCAGTCAAAAAATTTCCTCCAGTTGGTGGAGTGGGAATTGCTCCCCCAACGCCTGATGCTGTTAATATTGAAATTTATAGTATTGAAGAATTAGAGGAGCATTTTGGTTCAGGTGGAATTTATAGTATTACACAAGATGTAAGTATAACATTCATGGCTGATATTACTATTGATGGCGTGTTTGAAATTGGTTTAGGTGTAAATTTCATAATGCAGGCAAAGAATCATGCCAGCACAATAATATTTAACAACACTGGCACGATATTTACCCATGCAGGTAATGGCGAACTTAGAATAACACAGGGTAAATTTATTTTCAGCGGTAATGGTGCGACATTATTTAATGCCTTTGTTACAAATTATATAAATAATTGGACTTCACTTCTTTGTCTTGGACCAAATATTACGCTAGGTTCTGTAACTGCATCAAGTATTTTCAAAATATCAAATACAACAATCGGTGGTTTTACAGACGGATTTACTGTAGATGCCAATTTGTTTACGATGTATTCAAACTTCTTTCAATCTACAACAATAACTACTAATACAATGTTTACATTTGTTAGTGTAACAACAGCAGCGACATTGACTGATACTTATTTTTCGATTGGTATAAATGAATTTATATGTTTTATACCCCTATTAAATGAAACTCAATTTCAATTCGAAAGGGTAGCACATTTTTTCGAGTTAGGTACTTTCTTTGCACCTAACAGTTTGACTCAAACAAGTAAGCATATTGTCGTTGAAAAGGCTGGAGAGCAGATAAGAAGCAACACAGGAACTGCGATGTCTGTTAAAGATAATAACGCTGACACTGATATACTATTTGATGTGTGGAATCCATTTAATTTTGGCAGCGTTACACTTGGAGATTTAAACAGTAGATTTACTTTAGTTGATGCCGTAACTGGTGAAAGAAAGTATGAAGGATTATTTCCTGTGAAAGTAGGTGGATTTGTTGCTATATCAGCTCAGAGGACGGCTGGTGCAATACCCCATAGTTTCAGAATGTTTAAAACTGTTGACACGAAAAGCGACCCTTTCGATGATGTTGAAATGCAACGAGACATCGGAACAGTTGTCGGAACAGTGTCATTTCCTTTTTCAGGCACTTTATATCCAAATGACCAATTTAGACCCGAGGTAAAAGCATCATCAGGTACAACTTCTGTAAAAGTTACTTCTTATTCCGATATTATCCAATAAAATAATGAGTTTATTAAATGAGATGGTCGGTGCGGTTTAAAGAGTAAAATAATTATAAAACAATAAGAGAGGTCAAAAATGGCGATTTATAAAGGTTGTGAAGGTGTAATAAAGGTGGGTACTGATACTGTTGCTGAAGTGCGAGATTGGAATTTAAACGAAACCGTTGAGGTTTTAGACGCTTCCTCCTTAGACTCATGTGCCAAAGCCAAAAAAGCAGGCATGACAGATGGCACAGGCACTATTACTTGTTTATGGGACGACGAAGATACAGTAGGTCAAGGTGCAATGGTCATTAAGGCGGAAGTTGAACTAAATCTTTATCCTAAGGGATCTGAAACTGGCGATAAATTCGTTACGTTTCCTGCTTTAATCACAGGAGTAGGTATATCTGCTAGTTACGACGGTTTGGTTGAAAACACCTTTGATTATGAAGCAAATGGCCTTATTGTTTGGGGTACTGTACAATGAATATTTTAGACAAAGCAGTAGCCCATTTTGACAAACTAGGAACTAAAAAAATTAAAGTCCCTGAGTGGGATTCGGTGATTTACGCAACCCCGTTTACTTTGAGCGAAAAACGTACATTATTACAGTTTTCAAAGGGCAACGATGCAGAATTTATGGTGAGAACTTTAATTATGAAAGCGTTGGACAAAGACGGTAAGAAGGTCTTTGACCTTTCGGAAAAACCCACTTTGATGAGTCACACCCACTCTGGAATAATTGAGCGAGTTGTTGGTGAAATTATTGCTGCAATTTCGATTAAAGAGGCTGAGGAAAAGTAGCAAGCGACACCGAACTATACAACATGTATGCTCTGGCTAGTCGCTTGAATAAAACGCTGGGTGAAATAGGCAATATGACCCAAGACGAATTTTTTGGTTGGATTGCGTATTATAAAATTTCAGAGGGGAAAAATGTCAACACAAATAACAACCCTGGGAATTAAAATAACCACCAAAGGTGCTGCTAAAGCCAAAAAAGAAATTAATAGCATTGGCACTGCTGCTAGCAAAGTAAAGTCAAAAATTGGATTAATTGGCGGTGCACTGGCTGCTCTTGGTGTCGTTAAAGCTTTAAAAGACTCTATTAAATACACGGCTTCGATTGAGGATTTAGGCATTCAATTAAAGTTTTTAACAGGTTCTACAAAAAATGCTTCTAAAGCATTTGCTGAGATGACTAAGTTTGCAAGTGAAACCCCGTTTGCTTTGCAAGAAATTCAACAATCAACCGCATCACTACTTGTCGCAGTTGGTAATGATGTTTCTAAACTTGGAAATATATTAAATGTCGCTGGTGAAATATCAGCCCAATTTGGACTGTCATTTCAACAAACAGCAGAGCAATTGCAAAGGGCTATGTCTGCTGGTATATCGGCAGCCGACACGTTTAGGGAAAAAGGTGTAGCCTCT